TAGGTGTGCTCGTCCCCCTGCTCGCCTTGTTGGCTCGCGTCCCCCGTGTTGCGCGATGCGTACACATGGGTGTGGGTATTCTGTCAAGGTTTGGTGTGTGTGTCGGGTGATATTGGTGTGTTAGGGTGGTTTTATGGCGTTGCCTTTCGATCGCGAGTATTTGGATTTGTTGTGGGCCGGTGGTGATTTGAGCAGTGAGCCTCCTTTGGGGGTCCCTGGTCCGCAGAGCTTGGACGTACCGGAGTGGCGTGACGTGAGTCACCCGGACATCGAGGCTCGGGTCCGCGAGGAGGAGGCTGCTCGTTATCTGGAGATGTTGCCTGCCTCTCTCGTCCCACACGCGTTGAACCCTCCTGTTGCGTTGAGTCGTGCGTTGATGGAGTCGGAGTCTCCTTTGGCTCAGGGCGCGGGTCAGATGATGGTTTCCAGCATGGGTTACTTCAACCCTGCTTCTCACCTCCAGGGTGCGTTGGACGAGGACTATGCGGAACCTTATGAGCGGTTGAAGGCGGAGGGTTATCGGCACCACGTCGAGCCTTTTGTGAACTTGGCGCAGCAGGCTCCTGGGTTGTTCGCTCGTTCGTCTCCGATGGCGCAGGCCGGTCTGCTGGGCGAAGCCCTGGGTACCGGAGAGGCTCCTGCTGTCCCGTTTACGCCCGAGCAGGAACACGCGTTGCTTACGGCTCTCACGTTGGGCGGTGGGCACGCCGCTTTCGGTGGGGCCCGTGCGTTGGGTCGTCGTCTGCGTCCTCCTGCGCCTCGTCCTGCCCCTGTCGCTCCGCGTCCTCCCACGCGTGCGGACAAGTTGTACGACTTGGCTGCGGACCCTCGCACGCCTGCCCATGAGGCTGCTTCGGCGCGTTCGATGTACGAGCGCCTGACGGGAGAGCCTGGGCCGGTGCGTCCCGTGGAGGCCCCTCCTGCGGCGTATGAGACGCTTGCTGCCGAGCCTGCCGCCGCCGCTCCGAAGTCTGCGCGGGTGGGGATGCGAGAGGCGTATGCCAAGGCTAGGCCGGAGGTGGTGGCCGCCCCCGCAAAGCCAGAGCCAGGGGCAGGGGCACAGCCGCACGTTCTTCTCCAGAATCTTCGTGGCGACACGGTGAAAATGCCAGCGGTCTATTTGAGGGCTGGTGGACTCCCTGTGGACGCCAAAGGGAATGTCACGGCCTCCAAGAATTGGAATACCGACGAACCAGAAGATGGGATTTCTGTTTTTACCGCATGGAAAGACCCGCGCACTGGCAAGTTCGTTGTTGAGTCAGGTTCAGAGGGACTCATCGCAGACATGGATCTGCTGCTCGACGACGGCGGCGGCAGGCCTATTTACTTGGTAGAGGGAACCTCCTTGTCGTCCGTTGGAAATGCCGGCGAGTCTCTTATCGATCCCTCAACGGCCAGGGTCGTTGGGCATGTTGGTCCTGATGAGATTGTCAACGAGCAGGACCCTTGGCTGACAATGACCGGGGCGGAGTTGCCTCGTAGCGAAACGCCGTCGTGGAAAAACTATGAACCATCCACGGAGGGGGGGTTCGCCAAGGAAGTCGCTCCGCCCCCTGGAGGCCCTGCGCCCAGGGAGAAGGACATCAGTGCCATGTCGGATGACGAGATCCGACGCCTGTTTCTGCCACCAGAGCCGGTTGTGCAGAAGCGGCTTCCAGTGTCCGTTGTCCAAAAGATCAGGGATGGAGCAGACGACACTATCCCCGATCATGTTCTTCTGCGCTACGGAGAGGAGATACAGGGCGAAATTGCCAGAGGTGTTGCATCTGCCAGCAGTCGGAGACAACTGCCGGAATTTTTATCTATGGTCGAAGCCAAGGAGAGGGTGGACGCAAGGATCGCCGCGCTGGCCCCCGCCCCCGCCACCGGCCGCCCGGCGATCAAGGAGGCGTATGCCAAGGCTAGGCCGGAGGCGCTTCCGAGACCTGGCGTGCTGGCACAAGACCGCCTTGCTCGGGCTCGGTCCCAAGAAGGTTCCCTCGATGATGTCCTTGCACGACAACGCGTCGTTGGAGGCCAGTTAGACGATGCGTACAAGTCCGGTCGTTTTGACGAGGCGGCCGACTTGGAGATGGAGTACGCCCACCTGAACAGTCGTATCGAGAGCGAAATCGCCATGCGGGAGGCGGAGGGGGGTGTTGAACGCACGGAGGATTGGCCCGGTGGCGGTATTCGCTGGACGGAAGATGGCGCTTCTTCACCCACGATTCGTCGTTCATTCGACCGCCTACCCGGCTCCGAGTTGGAGAGAGTGGGCGGTGAACCCTCGATCGAGGAAGATCTGGCCCTTCTTTGGGAGGACACCCAGCTTGGTGGGCGGATCGAGGAGGACTTCGGGTCCACGTTTGATTCCATCATCTTCGGTGCGGGTGGCGATCCTGGCAAAATCCCACCGGAGGCCAAGAGGGAGTTGGCGAGAGAGATTTACGAGTCTCGTCGGTCCCATGTTGAGCGTTTGCGTTCCGGCCCTCAAGGCCCAATGTCCACAGTCGAGGGGGTCTCCGAGTGGTTGTCACGGCCCTCCCCCGCCCCGGCCCCCGCCCCCGGCCGCCCGGCCCTGCGAGCCGCCTACGAAGCCGGCAAGCCGGAGCCTGTAGCGCCGGAGCCTGTAGCGCCGGAGCCACTGGCAAGTGCGACGCCTGCACCGCTTCGCCCCGTGAAACCCGTGGAACAGACGAGGTGGTTTCATGGGACCAAGGCGGACATCTCCGACATCGGAGACTTCGACCCCTACTACCACGGCAACCCGGAAAACCTGTTCGGGTACGGGCTATATCTGACCGATGAGCCCGCCATAGCCACCGGATACGCAAAGACAAGGGGCCCCAAGGCCAGCCCGGGTCAGATCATGGAGGTTCAGGTCGACGCGTTGAACACCCTCGACCTAGACCGTCCGCTTCCTCCAGACGTGGTGGGCCATTTCGGCACGACCCTGTACGGGGAGACGTACACACCGGATCCAAACGCCACAGGAAGGGAGGTGGTCCAGGGGTTGAGAGATTTCATGGGGGACCATGAGTTCCCAACCTCGGAGGCCAGCGAGGTTCTTGGCGATCTGGCGGAAGTCCTCAAAGACAAGGGCTACGCCGGTATGCGCCACATTGGGGGAAGGACGGGGAGGGGGGTGTCCAAGGGCAAGCCCGAGCACAACGTCTTGATCTTGTTTGATCCTAACGACATATATGTCCCGTCCCTACACGGCCAACCCGTTAGGCAACCTCGGGTGGAGGCACGGTCGGTCAGGTCGGAGCCTGTAGCGCCGGAACCCCCGCCCCCCACGCAGACGCCCGCGCAGACGGGGGGTCCACATGTCGGCCCGAGAGGGGGAAAGTGGGTAGACCCACAACACAAGACTCCGTGGATGGAGTCAATGTCTGCTGAAAGCGTCCGAGCACACGTCTCCGCTGTAGACAAAGGTGGCAAACACGGGCACCCCGCGACCGTTGGAAGGGTGAAAGACGTACCGCATATCAAGACAACGCTGTCGCTTGACGATTTAGATGTAATCGAGCCGGGCGACACAAGGCGTGTGGCAGAGTACGCCGCTAGAGAGACACCAATGCCTGCGATTCAAGGCGGCTATAACGCACGATCTTACGGGCGCGGCAAGGCGACAGTGTACGTCCCAAACGGGAACCACCGGGTAGCCGCGGCCAAACTGCGAGGCGACACGCACATAGAAGTGATCATGCCGACCGCAGACTTTGAGTTGTGGAGTTCTAGAACCTCCCCCCCGCCCCCCACGCAGACGCCCGCCAAGGACTAGCCCAGCGGCGGATTCAGCGCAGAAGCAGGCACGAACCACGCCTCCCTTGAACGCCCCTTCGTCCGAAGAAGAGGATCGTCCTTCCACTCGTCACGCTGAGCGTCACGACCCCAAATCCAACCCTTGATCTCGTAGTCCCCGTCGCGACCGACCAACAGCCAATACTTGTGGCCGTCCTCCACGTTGCCGAAGTTCAGGCACAGACGGCCCGCAGAGTACGTCGTCTGCTTCACCTGATGGTTCGGAGCCACGTCGGCGCCACGAAACTCGCCCTTCCCGGCGTAGTAGACGCCAAGGAACTTCGCCAACGCCATCTCCGCCATGACCCCCTCGATCTCCGCGTGCCAAGCGTGCTGGGGGTCGAAGCCGTGGCCGTCTCTGCGGTTGTGAATACGCACGTTCTCAAGGCGTCTGCGGGTGGCGATGAGAGCAGCCTGGGCGCACTCGATCCCTGTCAGGCGTACCTGCGTCAACCCAGCGGCTCACCGTAGCCAGGACAACCGTCCTCGGGGCAAGACTCCGCCTCGCTGTCCTTCGGGCCACGCCAACGGTGGTCGCACTCAAAGCAGATGTACGTGATCTGCCCGTCCCAAATACGATCCCAGCCGTTGCGATACTTCCCGTTGGCAGGCTTCGACGGAAACGACTTCTCCAGAAAACGAGTCACCTAGACCTCCAACGGGAACCATCGCCCGACGTTCGCTCCTCGACAAGACCGGCGCACAGCAACTCGTTCAACGCCATCAGCGTGCGACGATGGTCGATGCAGTCGTTCCTGTTCTTGCCCCACGGGCCGTCTGCGCCCCTTCTCGTCCAGCGCAGGTCCAGGGCAATCGTCTTGACCTTCACGGAACGCGTGGCCCCCTGTAGGCGGTTGAGCACCGTCTCTGCGTCAGGGCTCACAGTCCACCAAGGTTGCGAAGGCGAGAGCGAATCCGAGCGGCCTCGACCGCCCACTTGGCAGGGTCCACGGCTTCGTGCCCCTGCGCACGGAGAATGTGCGCGTACTCGGTCCTGAGAGCGGCAATCTTGGCGACCTTCGCCTCGCGTGCGCGTCTTGCTTTGCGGGACAGACTCACAGCAGTGCCAGCCGGTCCTCGTCCAGACGAGCCTCCCAACGAGGCAGCGCATCCTTGAGCAGACGCCGCAAAAGCGCGCTCATCGGCACGTCCGCACGCTCCGACAACACCCGAAGGCGGTCCCGAAGCTCCGTGTTGATGCGGAAGTGCATGGTCGTGTCGTGCGTTGTGTTCTTCATAGGCACCTTGTACCCCCATGCTTGACCTACTGCAACCCCCTATACGCGAATGGCCGGCATCGGCGGTCGAGTATCCGCATTCCGCGGGGTCAACTATGAGGACCGTGCCGAGGAGACCAGCACATGATTACAAATCGAAACATCGCGGCCGATGCCAACATCGACCTGTCGAAGATCAACCTCGCCGGTGGCCGCCGAGCCATGTGGGAGGACTTTGACGAGACTCCTTCCTCCACAGCCATCGCAGACCTCTACGGCTTCGATGCCCACCTTTCGGGCGGCACTGCCCTGGTCAGCAACACGGTGAACAGTTGCGGCGCTCTCCTCACCACGGGCGGAGCGTTCAAGTCGATGATCTTCGGCGGTGGGCGCTGGAGTGGGGATCGGGGATGCAAACTCTCCGTCCGCATCAACTCGCTCAACGTGGCGACCTCCATGTTCTTGCTCATGGGATGGACCGACGACGCTGGAGTTACCGGCGTTGACGCCCCCACGACCGGAACGCCCGACATGGCCTCCTTCATGTACTCGTCCGTTGACTCCGCAAACTGGCGTTTCCGAAGCAGCACTGGCGCTGCCAACACGGACACCCAGACCGGGCTCGCCGTGAGCACGGGCATCACTACCGTCAGCATCGAGTTGAACTCCACTGGCGGAATCGTCGCCAAGATCAACGACGACACGGTTGGTGAGGCCATCGGCTCTGTCACCACCGGTAAGACGGACTGGCACCCCTATGTTCGCCTCTTGGGTGGCGCTGCCGCCAACCTTCTGAACATCGACACCATCGCGGTCTCCGAGAGCCGTACCTGATGCCGGGATTGAAGTACGCCCGGGACAAGGACGGGAACAAGGTCGCCCTCAAGAACTTGGTCAAGAAGGCCAAGAAGAAGGCTGCGCCCAAGAAGAAGAAGAAGAAGGGGGAGGAGTGAAGGAACGCGACCTCATCGGCAGGCCACAGGGGCGGCGCAGCAAGTACGTCTCGGGGGAACCCGTCCACCACCGCACCAAGTTTGCGGACAAGGACGCGGTGCCGTCGTCCACCATCGCTGACGCACAGTCGAGAGGGACGTTCGCCACGGGCCCCGCACGCCTTCGGGTCGAGTGGGACCTGCTCAAGAAGGCCGGTCGGGACAAGCCGCGCAACGTGCGGATTCGCCCCGAGGACATGATCGGGCGTCGGTAGGTGGAGGTCGTCCTGCCAGGACTGCCCTGGTACATCGGGACGAACTCCTACAAGCGGTGGAAACTTTGGGAGGAGTTTCGCGCCGAGGCCAACCCTGACGGCACCCATCCGTGGAGTGCCGACGACCAACGCAAGGTGCTGGAGTCCGTCTACACCCTGTGCAAAGACAACCCGGCCTTCCTCCTGCATGAGTTCATGCAGATCCGTACCAAGGCAGGCGGGCGCCGCAAGTTCAACCAGTGGACCCCGGCGCAAAAGAAGCTCTACACGGCGGCCCTCAAGCAGTACGCCACCGGCAAGCCCGTGCGGATCGTCATCCTCAAGGCCCGGCAGATGGGCATCTCCACGCTGTCCGAGGGGATGCTGTTCTGGAGGACCGCCTTCTTTCGTGACGCCACGTCGCTGATCGTCGCCCACGAAGAAGAAGCGGTGAACAACATCTACGGCATGTTCCGCCTGTACTACGAGGCGCTGCCTGACTCGATTCGCCCAATGACGGAAAAGTTCAATCAGGGCGAAATCGTATTCGACAACCCGAAGATCAACGACCGCAAGGCCAACCCTGGACTTGGTAGCCGGCTCGTCGTCAAGACCGCTGCGCTGGGAGGCTCGTCCAAGAAGTCGAGCGGGAAGGGCAGATCGGCCACCTACCACGGGGTACACGCCTCCGAAGCTGCGTTCTGGGCGGAGCCGGAGAGGTTCTGGGGAGGTGTCAGCCAGGGTGTGCCCGACGTGAACCATTCCTGGGTGTTCGTGGAGTCCACCGCCAACGGCGTCGGCAACTGGTTCCACGACTTCTGGCGACGCTCCGCTGCGGGGTGGGACATGGTGCCTCGCCCCGAGGGCGGCATGGAGTGGAAGCAGACCGATCCACACGCCTCCCACTCGGGCTACGTCCCTGTGTTCCTGTCGTGGCTGGAGCACCCGGAGTACGTCAAAGACCTCCCCTTCGCCTCCGACGACAAGGCTGCTCTTGGAAGGTTCAAGCGCGGCTACGACAAGGAGGAGAAGTCGCTGGCTGACAACTTCGGGGCCACCCCGAATCAGATCCAGTGGCGACGCGAGACGATGGCGGACAAGTGTGACGGGGACGTCCACATGTTCCATCAGGAGTACCCCTCCACCCCCACGGAGGCGTTCGTCTCCAGCGGGCGCAAGGTGTTCGACATGGGGTCGCTCGCCAACTACGAGGACCAGTGCATCGGCAGGGCGAAGGCCAAGCCCCCGACCCGTGGCGACTACGACGTGGACCCCGCCTCCTTCGTCAACGACGACGTGGCGTGGGCGTGGAGAAGGGACGAGGACGGCCCAGTCGCCCTGTACGAAAACCCGATCCCGGGTCGCCAGTACGTCATCGGCGTGGACCTTTGCTACGGCAAGCCGGCGGGTGACTTCGCCTGCGCCCAGGTCATCGACAAGCAATCCTGGGAACAGGTCGCCATCGCCCACGGCAGGCTCGACCCGGACCAGATGGGGCTGCTCATCTACGGGCTGGCTCGCCACTACAACGACGCCCTGCTGGTCATCGAGGTCGACGGGCCCGGGATTCACACACTGACCAAGGTGCAGGATCTCGGGTATTGGGACCTGTATCAGCGAATGTCGTTCGACGGTGTGTCGAAGAAGCCACAGCCGGTGTGGGGTTGGAAGATGTCGTCCAAGTCCCGCGCACAGATGGTGGCGGCCCTGAAATCCGCCATCCGAAAGAACGACCTTGTGATCAATGACCTAGCAACTGTGCGGGAAATGCAGGAGTGGGTGCTGGTCACAGGTGCCACCGGAAGGGCGAAGGAACAGCCCTCCGGGGGCCCCCATTCCTACGACGACAGAATCACATCACTTGGCATCGCTCTCGTTGGCGGTGTAATAGAAGGCGGACTTGGTGGCATTGTCGCCTCCAAGACTGTCGACAACGAAAAGGGCGTCGCTCCTAACGACTTCGCCTTTCTTGCTGAAATTGGCAGAGGGGGGGACGTTCATCCCACTCTCGGAGAGAACTACTAGGAGTAGCGACATGGGCAAGGGCAAGGGTGGTCGGATGTTCCCGGCCAAGGACTCTGGAAACGATCCTGTGCAGAAGAAGATGGCTACCACCGACTCGTCTGTCGGCGGCGGCTCCAAGGCCAACATGGCGGCCAAGGTCAAGAAGGCGTCCTCGATTCCGTCCAGCGCAAGCTAGGGCGGTCGACCACGGCGTACCAGTTGCAGCGTTCTACGCGATCGCTGCCGTCTGCTCCTTCCTCGCCGCCTGCCTCTCCTTCGTGGTTTGGCGGGTGACGGGGGAGGCGCGCGTGGAGCGAGGGCAGGCCAACGAGTTCATGCACGGCGTAATCGACCGCATCAGGGCGGAGGATGCGATGGAGGTGGCGAAAGCCGACGCCGTGCGAGAGGCGAGCAAGGTCAGCGAGTCGGCACATACCGGCGCACAGACCATCCTTGAGTCTCGCATCAAAGAGCACACGGCCGCCGGATACCACGACACGGAGGAAGCACTCGCCAGAGTGATGATGGAGGAGTGCGGCTTGGATCCAAACAATCCGAAGCACGTCATGTCGTGGAACCAGAAGCAGACGGCTAGGCAGCACTGATGGCTGGAATCCTCCCGTTCAAGAGTGTCGGAGGGAAGGACGACACGGCAGCGGAGGTCCTGTCTCTCGTCTCCGAGACGAAGGACATTCTCCAGCAATTCCTCTGGGAGTGGTGGGAGGGAATCGCCTTCTACCGTGGCGATCAGTGGACAGTGTGGGACCACGGAGCGGGCAAACTGCGGCAGCGCCCCGTCCTGCCGTGGCGCATACGCCTCACTGACAATCAGATCCTCCCTCTGGTCATGCGCCAACAGGCGATGCTCACCGAGCGCCGCCCCATGTACTCGGCCATGCCCCGCACCGAGGACGACGACGACGTGCTGGCCGCCGAAGCGTTTGAGGCCCTGCTGACCTACCAGTGGGACCGCCTCGACTGCACGGACAAGTTGGGCGAGGCCCTGCTCTGGTCCCTGACCACCGGCAACGCGTTCTGGCGCATCGACTGGGACTCGTCCGCCGGCAAGGGAGTGCTGGTCCCGTTGCCCCTGGGCAGCGACGCCGCAGGAGCCAAGGACGCCCCCAAGGCCGAGGACGCCCACACCCCCGGCGAGGAGAGGGCCGAAGCGGAGGTGGACGACTTCTTCCTCCCAGGCATGACCGACGAGCCTGACCCGCAGATGCAGGTCGTCAACGTCGGAGACGTGCAGATCCGGGTGGTGTCGCCCTTCCAGATGATGGTCGACCCCTCGGCCTCTCGGCTGGAGGACGCCCGCTGGGTGTGCCAAGAGACCTACGTCCATGTGGACGTGCTCAAGGAGAAGTTCGGAGCCAAGGTGTCCAACGTGGCGCCTGACGTCTCCGCCGAGGAGTTCTACAACTACGAGCAGTCGCTTCGCTTCGGCAGCGGAACGAGCACGTCAGCATCCGAGGACGCCAAGTCCCAGGTCAGGCTGTACGAGTGGTGGGAGAGGCCGACGAAGAAGCACCCGGAGGGGCGAGTCGTCACCGTCGCCAACGGACGAACGCTTGACGAGAGGGCCAACCCCTACGGTGGGCGCTTCCCCTACGTCCACTTCCCGGCGGTCAAGATCCCGGGTCGCTTCTGGGCTGACGGCTACATCAAGCACCTTCGCCCGCTCCAGACGATGCACAACCGGGCGCTGTCTCGCTACCACGAGATTATGAACCTGATGGGCAACCCGAAGTGGATTGCCGACAAGCACGCAGGCATCAAGGAGACGTCGATCAACGACCGGCCCGGGGAGGTCATCATCAAGACCCCCGGCTCCGAGGTGATCCCCATTTCTCCGCCGCCGGCTCCGACGATTCACCCGCAGGTCATGGCTCTGGCGCTCAACGCCATGCAGACGATCACGGGCGTCAACGATCCCCTCGTCGGGCAGAACCCTCCCAACGTGCGCTCCGCCTCCGCCCTGTTCGGGCTGCAAGAGGCGGCGATGCGCTCCTTCGTGCCACTGGCGATGCAGACGGAGAGCGCCCTTCGCAACGCCGGTCGCCTCGTCCTGAACTTGGTGCAACGGTTCTACACGGAGGACCGTTCCTTCCGGGTGATCGGAGACACCGGCCGCCCACGCGTGCATCACATGATGGCTTCGGACGTTGGGCGCATCGAGGACGTGACCATCGTCCACGGCTCTCTGCAACCAAGGTCGAAGGCGGCGCAGCAGGACCGTGCGCTCCAGATGCTACAGATTGCCCCCTTCCTCTTTATGAACGAGGACGGCGAGATCGACAGAGACAGGCTGATGCGTGTGCTCGACATGCCGTCTGTCTCCAGCCGCGTCACCCTGGACGACGTGGATCGCTTGCAGGCGTACCAAGAGCACATCGACGCGGAGCAGGGCGTCGAGCTTGCGGTTCTGCCTTGGGAGAACGACAAGTTGCACATGCGGATCCATGCGAAGAAGTTGCAGGACCGTGGCTGGACGCAGAAGTTCCCCGAGGCGGCAGCGGCCTTGGCGCAGAACTACGCCCAGCATGAGGCGCAGATTCAACAGAAAATGATGGGTCAGATGGTTGGGCTACAAGGTGGTGGCCCTGGAGGACCGGCTGGCCCTGAACAAGCACCGCCTGGACCTATGGGTCCTGCGGGACCACCGGGAGGCGGGCCGCCGGGAAGCGGTCCTCCCCCGCCAAATGGCGGACCGTCGCCATTCGGTGCTCCGCAGAACACGCCAAGTCCAGGCGGAGAGGGGTACTAATGCCCCTCATGTTGGTCCATCGTCACTTCGCTGCCCGGCGTAAGGGCGTGACGATGGGGTGGGAGCCCGGGCTTCGTCCGGGTGTATATCAACACGGGATCTTCGCGGCCCGGCGTAAGGGCGATGCCGTCGAGATGGGAGGAACTGCTGATGTCCGATGAACAGGCAAGTCAGGTGGAAGAAGTGGCGGAGCCGCAGACGGAGGAACCTAATCGGGCGGAAGCTCGCATCAAGGAACTCCTAGCGGCGAAGTCCGAAGCGGAAACAGTCGCGGCGGAGGAGGCGAGGGCCCGGGCGGTTGCGGAGGCGCGGTATCAGGAAGCCGTGCGTTTGCAGTCTCAAGCCCCGGCGCCGGAGCCTCCCGAGGACGAATGGGCCGACCCTGCGGAGAAGCAGGCAAGGGCCGCGTTGAAGACTGCGGAAGAAGCGAGACGACTTGCCCAGGACAGTGCCGAAAGCACTCGGCGGCAGATGACGGCCATGTCCATCGACAAGGCTGTTTTGGCTCACGACGACTGGCTCAACGTGAAGTCGGTGAAGAACCGGCTCGCTGAACGCTACTTCCTGGCTAACGCCAACGGTAGTGCGTTCGACGCCGAGGCGGAAGTCGCTGCGCTGCACAAGGAAGAACAAGATGCTCTCGCTTCCCGACAGGAGGCTTGGGCCAAGACCAAGGCGCAGCAAGCGGTGGCCACGGCTTCCGCGACGCACTCGCCTTCGCCCCCGACTTCACCCGCAACGGAGCAGGCCCCATCGTGGGGCACTCCCGAGCGTGCGGAGTGGGATGACAAACTGACCAAGGAAATTTTCGCGGAGCACGGCTTCTAGCCCCTCCAGCGACGGAGATATAGACGATGGCACAAACGCACGCACTGGCCGGGGCGCTTCTCAAGCGGAAGTACGGTCCCGGGATTCACGACCAACTCAACAACGAGACGATCGCCTTCGGCATCTTCAAGAAGATCGGACGCGAGCGATGGGGCGGCAGCAACTTCTTCCACTCGCTTCGCACGGCCCGCAACCGGAGCACCCGCCCCGGCGGCGAGCAGACGGCCTTGCCCGTCTCGCAGCAGCAGTCCTTCGCCAACGCTCAGGTTGGTTGCCGTCTGTATCACGGCACCGGCGGCTTCACGGCCTTCGGCGCTGCGGCTTCGGAGGGGAACGACACGGCCTTCGGTGAGATGATCAAGGTCGAGGTCGACGGTCTGATCGCTGACGCCCGCAAGGACTTCAACGTCGACACCTACGGCACCCCCTTGGGCGTCCTGGGTCGGCTGACGAACGCCCCCGGTGCTGCCACCTTGGTCCAGTTGGAGCAGGCGCAGGATCTCAACGCGTGGCGTTCCTACGGCAACCGCTACATCAGCCCTGGGCAGCGTCTCGACATCATCACGGAGGCGACGGGCGCTGTCGCTGCGAGCATTACGGTCGCCACCGTGACGGCCGGCAACCGTACTGACATCAACTCCACGGCGAACGTCGGCGCTGGCGCCATTGGCGACTTGGTGGTCCGCACCGGAACGCAGGCCACCGGCCTTGCCGCTGCGGCACGCTACCGGGCCCTCAACGGCCTGGAGCACTTGATTGACGACTCGTCAACGATGCCTCTTGCTGCCAACGCGCTGGGTGTCGACCTCGACACGTTGGAGGGGATCTCCCGGGCTCCCGGGGCTCCTGCCAACTCC